TTTGTTGGTGATGGTTCTGGACTAACTGGTGTTACCGCCTCTGGTACTGGTATCATAATCAGAGACGATGGCACACTCGTAGGAACCATTGGTACTATTAACTTTGGTACAAATCTTTCAGTATCAGCTGCATCTGCTGGTGTTGTAACAGTCACCGCATCAGGTGGTGGTGGAGGAGGCGGTGGTATCGCTGGTATGGTATATCAAGAAGAAGGATCTACCGTTGGTACTGCACAAACAGTTAACTTTATCGGAGCTGCATGTACAGTAACTCATAGTGGTGGAGTTGCAACTGTCAACTTGGCAGGAGCAGTTCCTTTCACAGGCCCTGCAGCAAATATAACTGCACTTGATATCACACAATATGAGACTGCATATGCATGGGGCAATCATGCGAGTGCTGGGTATCTTACAAATATCTCTGGTCAAAACTTAGGTAACTTATCTAATGTTTCTAGTGCATCTCCAAGTACAAGTGATGTATTAACATGGAGTGGTTCATCATGGGTTCCATCATCACCTACAGGTGGTGGCGGTGGAATAATAATTAAAGAAGAGGGAAGTCAAGTTGCGGCAGGGATTACCTCACTTGATTTTGTCGGATCTACTGTAAGTGCAACTGCTTCTGGAACAAATGGAACTATCACAATCACTGCTGGTGGTGGTGGAGGTGGTAGTATTTCTACAACTGGAGTTGGAACATATACTGCAACTGCTGGTGTAGAATTCCAAGTAGATTCATGGTCTAAATTGAGTTACTCTGGTGCTGAGTACACGTTCATGATTGGTCTAGGAACATATAGACAATCACAGAAAGTTCTCGTCATGCACGATGGAACTACAGCGTTCTCACAAGAATATGGCATCATGTTCTCTCCAGAACAACAGGTATCTATTGCTGCAACTGTAAGTAGTAATAACGTTCTAGTTAAAGTTACTCCTGAGGCAGGGATATCTGGTCTATCAACATACAGATTTGTTAAAACTTTCATTGATAACCTATGATAGAAACTGGCACTAATAAGTTAGATAGGACAGGGTTGGCTGTCAAACCAACTGGAGCCAATGACAAGAAGGCATACTCTATCAAATGTTATACCAAAGAGGATTGGGTATTCATCCACGAAGAACTAGAAAAGGATGGTTCACTGGAGGATAATATACCTGATCCATCAATAGTGTGTCCTGATAAGAAGGAACATAGTGATACTAGAGCAACTTACATGTTGACTGATGCGGAAGCAGAAGATTTAAGAAAACATGAGAAGGTGCAATGGGTATGTATTGACTATGACGTATATCCAGGCAACTATTCTCCAGATCCAAAAGATATTCTTGCTGGTGTGCAGAAATTTGGCAGAGGAGTGGGTTCGATATCTAACTACAGAGCATTTAATACTGCACCTTTTGGTACAAGACCACCAACAACTCAGGCTGGTATAGGTGCATCAGATAAGAACAGAACTGGATATCAAATACTAAGACACACACAGAAAGAGAATCCTTGGGATGCAACATCCACTGGACTAACTCAATCTGATCATATTATTATAGAGAAAGAAAATTTTCAATTAGGTGACGGAACTGGTGTAGATGCAATCGTATCTGATGATGGTTTCTGGATTGCACACCCAGAATTTGTAACAACTGCCGATGATCCTGTGGGTTGGTCAACAGGAAACGCATTGACATGGAGTGGTATATCTACAACACCAGGCACATGTGGTGTCCTAGATGTACTTCTTGATGGTCCATATTATATCGATCCAGACTGGTTCAATGCAGATCCAGCCAACAGATTAGAACAACGTTGGGATGGCACAACAGTTCCACAAGAATCTGTTGCAAGAGCATGGTGGTCTGATGCTAGTCAAAGATCTGTAGGATTCTCCACTATAGGAACTACCAGTGGTTTCAGTGCTTCATATACAAGAGCTAATTGCAATGGCACTAATACTGCAAAACCAACTAACGGTTCTGATCACGGAACTCAGTGTGCTGGTCAAGTATTTGGTAAGAATTATGGATCGGCATATAACTGCAACAAATGGGTATTAAATGGTATCGGTGGTTCTAATGCTGGAATAAATGGTAGTCAATTTGATATACAGAAACTCTTCCACTTATATAAACCAAACTATGATAGACATTCTGCTATCACTGGCAAACAAAATGATACAAAAAATCCTACAACATCAGCTAATAGTTGGGGATATAGGTCTAGTAGTATTCATACTACTGGATATTATTGGTATAGACCATCAGCAATAGACGGAACTGTAACTGGTGTGTCATATGGTGGTACTCTTGGTGAACCAGCTTTCTTTGATCTACTAGGTGCATATGGTGATGGTAGCAGATGTAAAGGTGAGATGATAGACAGTTCTGTCACCGCAGCTGGTGATGAGTTAGCTGAAGCGGGAGTCATATTCATTGCTGCAGCTGGTAACAGTAATCAGACTCAAACAAGTCCTGGCGATCTTGATTTTGATAACTATTGGTCTACATCTTCTCAAGGTAATAGTGTCTCCTTACAATCTGCAACTCATTTTGAATTTGGTTTACAATGTTATAACACTATCAACAGAAGAGGATGGCCTCAGGCACTCGGTAAGACTACATCTGGTTTATCTACTGCTGGAACTGAGTATGCTTGCATCAATATTGGTGCATTAGATGACCAGTATATAAGCAGTGGGCTAGGTGGTAACACCACAGACTATAAAGAAAAGAAAGTCAGTTATAGTGACATGGGAACAGGTATTGATTGTTATGGTGCTGCTGACGATACACTCACAGCAGACGGTAGAGCATCAAACTTAACATATCCTCACCCAGAAACATATACTGGACTAGGATTTGTTCCCTACGATGTTGACTTTGGTGGAACTAGTTCTGCATGTCCTACATGTGCTGGATGGATTACTACCAAGTTACAATATAATAGAGACTGGACTTGGAGGGATGTGAAAAACTGGTTGAAAAATAACTGTGGAACTCAAGATCCTGACAGATTTTATTATGGTGATGACATTACATCTTTTACTGCAACAACACAGGCATGGGAAGATATGTATTCAGTACAATCGTATGGTCAAGGTCCTGTTGTAATATGGGATGCTCCCACTGGTTCACCCTCTGAACCTAAAAAACCTGAGATCAGAATCACAAACTCACCTAACCTAAAGTTTAGTGGTGGAGTTGAGATAAAGTTCTCTTAATAAATACTAAAAAAGACTAGCGCAATGGCAGAAAAATCGTTTGGTGTAAAGGATCTTAATATAGTTGGAGCAAGTGGCGACCCAACTATAGAGAGTAACGGCGACCTAAATTTAAAAGCTGGTCAAGTTGCAATTCAGACCAATACCGCAGTCACAGGAGTAGTTACTGCAACAAAGTTTAGTGGTGATGGATCTTTACTAACAGGAATCACTGCTTCTGGAAGTGGTATTATCGTTAAAGATGGTGGTGGTTTAGTAGGAACTGCTGGAACAATAGATTTCGGAACTAACTTAACTGTAACTGCACTATCAGGTGGATCTGTAACTGTAAACGCAGCTGCAAGTGATAGTGGAATTCAAGTTCAAGATGAAGGAACTGGACTAGGAACTGCAACTACACTCAACTTCGTTGGTGATGGAGTGGTTGCATCTGGTGGTGCAGCAACTAAAACAATTACTATCGCTGGTGCAAGTACACCACAAAACCTAACATTAGCAACTCTAGATGTTTCTGGAATTACAACTTCTGGTAGTTTTGTTACTGATCTTATTCCTGGCAATGGAACTGGTAGAGGATTCTGTACTAGATATTACATCACTGCAAACGGTTCTTCTTCATATAGTATGGCAGGGCCTGGTCAAAGAAACACTGTTGGGAATCCTACTCTTTACTTAATGAGAGGTTTCTCATATATGTTTGAGAACTCAACAGGTGGTTCACATCCATTCCGTATTCAATATACAGGAACAACTACAGGTGTAGGAACATATGTCAGTGGATCTCAAACAGGAATACAGATATTCACAATACCACATGATGCACCTCCTAGTTACGAGTATCAATGCACTGTACCAGGCCATGCTGGTATGAAAGGTTCATTTATAATCCCTAGTTAATATGTCACCCTTAGCATTTGGAATGGGGAAGTCAAGTGGAGCTGCTTTTGACTTCGCAATATTTTACTCAGACAAGTTACAATTCTATTGGGAATGGACTGATGGAAAAGACTTTGATCTTAGAGCTGAATTTATAAGACCAACTCAGTTGGCAGGAGTAACAGTAGGTCATGGAAAGACATCAATAATAACAGACGGTGGTGGTTCACAAGTTTATATGAAATGGGGTGGAGATAACAATACAGATACAGTAGGATATGAGGGTATATACATTGATATAGACAGACTTAAAAATGTTTCTGGAGGATTAACAGATAATATAATAGAATTGGATCTTCGAGGTATATGGTATGCAGAAGTAGGACAAAATCCAGTGGTTATAAATGCAACAGGATATGAAGGAGGCACAATGACACTTGAAGATGAGACATCAAACGTGTCTGGATATGGATTTATAAACACTGGATATGCAAAATCTTTCACAGATTTCAAATCATCTGTACCAGTGGTAGTGTCATCTACAAACCGAGAAGATAATGGACAAAGGATGGCTAGGGCAGTTATAAATTTAGACACATATCAAATAACATTCTTCCAAAATTAACTGAGTATAAATACGGCTAGAAAATAGTGGGAAATCACATGAAAAGATTCTTACCTATAATTATGCTTTTGATGGCGGCTCCCATGTCAGCTAGAGCCGACTTGATTCACAGATTGACTACGAGTACACAACTTAGTGTGGATGGAGCAGCGACTCAGGCTTCAAGAATTGG